TTGTTTACGTATGCGCTACGTATATAGATTGTTGAATCCTGAGAGTGAGGTTTCAACGTTTAAATCTAGAGTTAGCCTCATGACATATGGTGATGATAATATTATGTCTGTTGCTAAAGGGTGCGATTGGTTCAATCACACGAACATATCTAATAAATTCAAGGAATTAGATATAGGTTATACTATGGCTGAAAAGGAAGCAGAGAGTGTTCCTTTCATCCATATTGATGATGCCTCCTTTCTTAAACGGACTTGGAGACATGATGCAGATTTAGGGTGCATGCTGGCTCCCCTAGATCATGATTCCATTGAGAAAATGCTTATGGTTTGGAACCGCAGTAAGGCGGTAACAGAAGAAGCTCAAGGAATCGATGTAATATCAACAGCACTGCGAGAATATTTCTTTTATGGTAAAGAAATATATCTAAACAAGATGGATATGTTTAAAAAACTAGTTCATGATCTTGACTGGGAGGATTGGGTCACAGAGTCGACCTTTCCCAGTTATGAGGAACTGAAAACAGGATTCATTAAGAGTTCACGTCATTGTAAAATTTATAAGGATTATTTTACAATTGAAGACGGAGTGTGTTAATCCACAGATTATTTGTTCATTTTATGTCTGTCTAAAGTACAATTGTATCGTCCTCAATTGTATGTTATAAAGTAAATGTCGAAATCACAAGCGTAGCGCTTGTGTCTGTACGGAATCAATAATTATATCGTTTTCACAAAATCGTAGTGGAAGATTATTGAGTGGGGCCTATGACTGTAAGCCCACATTGTGTGGTAAAGGTACAGGACAGTTGGTCTATATTTTTATGTTTAATGTCAAAATACAAAGTAAAAAAGAGAATTTATCAAATTCTAATTCTATGTCGAGATTTTGTGGAGTCTCATGTCAAAACTCTACAGGCCTTGTCAGCCTTAATGACAATATTTATCAATGTGTGCCAAGCGAGTGTCTAGTGCAATCGGACGTTGAAATTGTTGAAAAGCAAGTGACTACGGAATTTGTCGATGAGAAGGTTTCGAATACCGATTTAGAAGCTACTTCTAAAATGTGGTATCAACCTACTAATACGGCAGATTCAGATTTGAAAGATTTCCTTAGTAGACC